GGGGAAGTTGTGCTTGTGAGCATAGAACCAACAATCGGAGAACTCCTTTGGATAATTTTTGATAAGTTCACCGGTCTTAGTACCTCCATACTCATAATTAGGTCCACAAGCTGATTTGTGATTGATCTTTACATCATGGGGAAGTAACACATCACAGCTGTCTAGCAAAGGGCTAAACACTTCAAGTAGGAGCGCAAAAGTCGCGCCTGCATCGTCAGGAGATGCATCAACAGAAAGAACTTCGTCGAAACGTAACGTTGCTTTATTGACCATATCGTTGTCAGGGAACATCCATTTGTACTTGTCATACATTTGGGAGGGATAGGAATTCATAAATCCAAGATCGAGCTTTTCACGCTTGGAAGTGTTCCCCTGACTTGCTACTTTATCTCGGTACCCTACACACAAAAGTGAGCGAAATGTGTGGTTGGGCATGACAACGTGCGGGAGCGTAGGAGCCCCCCGCACGTAATCCGGTTGATCTAAGAGCGAGATGGGGACCTTTCTGCGAACAACAGAAAGTCCCTTGCCCACACTTGATCGTCCGTGAGCTTCCCACCAGTCGGCTTGCGTCCAGCCTTGAGATCTTTCTGCCAAATAGCCAGAATCTCTTTCTCCTCGCGTGGTAAACGGGAGTACGCATCTTGCGCCGCCTTTGACCATGAGCTTAAAATATTCCAAGGAATCCACACACGGCCAAACTCCGTGGCTTTGGGGCACATTGAATTCATCGGCACCATTGCAGGTGGATTGATCTGTTCGATCAGACAATGCGGGCAGCGTCGCTTCTCCGTCCCCCTCGATGGGGCGCCAGCAGTGGGAAAAGCCTCACTTGCGACGGCAGCGACAACAGCTGGTTTAACATCCCCTTGAATTTTTGTTTTCGAGGGTTGGCCCTTAACAGCTTTGGGCTTGAGAACTGGCATTGGAGCCTCCTTCTCCTTCCCCTTAGTTTCCTTAGGGGAGGAAGGAGTTTTCACCTCTTGAAAGGTGAATGCCTGAGTCTGAATATGCTCTTCAACACCTGCATGCTTACCTTCAAACACAGCTTCTACAACTGTGTCAGCGGCACCAAACAGGAGATTTGAGACAGCATTATCCAATTGTGCATCTGAGATATTATAGAGC